GCGGCGAAGACGTACAACTTAGTCCAGCCGCCAGACGCTTATTTCCATATTCAATCGAGTGCAAAGCGTTCAAGTCATTCGCCATCTACAAGGTGATGGATCAGGCGGCAGAGAACTGCCCCAAGGGTGCAGAGCCTATAGCTATCATTAAGGGTGACCGTCAAAAGCCCTTAGCTGTTATGGACGCGGAGCATTTTTTCAAACTAACGAAAAAAGGCAAGAAATGAAACTTCCTGAGAATACAATTCAAATTACTATGACCATAGATCAAGACGATGATCTTCTTGAGGTGCATTTAAATGAGAGCCTTAGCTCTTCGATGTCTGAAGAACAGGAAACCTTCTACTTAGACCTGTGCAACGGCCTGATGGCTAAACTGAATACAAGTCTTGAAGAGTTTATAATTATGGGCAGTCTTTTGCGTAGAATATCTATGCTAGAGGACGAACTCTATGAAGAAAGAGATGGCCTAGAAATAACCTTTGAACCTTCTGATGAACTTCTAGATGCAATGCGTCTAAATTCAGATGATAACGTATTAGCTTTTAAGAAGAAGCTACACTGATGTCTTCTTATATTCGTGAGATGACTGCCGACGAAAAACAGGCGTCAATAGCCCTAAATTCAAACAACAATGATATGGTCAACAACCCATTACACTACAATGGCTCCGCTATCGAATGCATAGATGCAATGGCTGCAATGGTCGATGGAGTAGATAATATTACATCCCACCAAGCTTATTGCTGGCAGAACGCATTCAAATATCTTTGGAGGTTCCCATACAAGAATGGCGTCGAAGATCTCAAAAAATGCCGCTGGTACTTAGACCGTTTAATTAAGGAGATGGAGACATGATTACACAAGAAGATATCGACGCCTTTAAAGTATATAACCCTCCACTGTCTTCGATGCAGCAACTTGTGACTGACTTTGCCCTTCGTATGGAACAGCCAATAAACCAGCCGTGGCCTAAAGATAAAGACCTAGAGAATTTTCGCTGGAGCTTAATTACAGAAGAGTATGGAGAGGCTTATGATGAAAGTTGTGACCAAAACAATCCCGCAAATATGTTCAAGGAACTGATGGATATTTTGGTCACCGTAATTGGTTACTGCGTGACATATGGGTGGGACGTAGAAGAAGGCTTTCGCCTAGTTATGGCCTCAAACATGAGCAAATTAGGCGTAGACGGCAAACCTCTAAAGGACGCTTCAGGAAAAGTTCTAAAGGGACCGAATTATAAACCAGCAAATCTAAAACACTTAGTGGAGACCAATTAATGAATAACTATTTACCAACCGATTATCAAACCTTTATCGCAACCAGCCGTTACGCACGGTGGATCGAGGAAGAAGGTCGCCGGGAGACTTGGGGCGAGACAGTATCCCGCTACATGGAAAACATTGTAAAACCTGTTGCGGGTGACGATAGCTACATAAAAGATATCGAACAGGCAATCCTCAGTCTGGAGGTGATGCCCAGTATGCGGTCACTGATGACAGCGGGTCCAGCGGCAGAGCGTGATAATACCTGTATGTATAACTGTAGCTATTTAGCCGTAGATGACCCTAAGTCCTTCGACGAGGCTATGTTCATCTTGTTGTGTGGGACCGGGGTTGGCTTCAGTGTAGAGCGTCAGTGCATCGATAAACTTCCTGAAGTCCCTACACTCTTCGATAGCGACACTATCGTCATGGTCAAGGACAGTAAGGAAGGCTGGGCTAAGGCTTTCAGACAAGTTCTGGCACTCCTCTGGGCTGGTGAAATTCCTAAGTGGGATGTTGAAAAGGTACGGCCAGCGGGTGCGCGATTGAAAACCTTTGGGGGAAGAGCGTCAGGACCAGCACCATTGGTTGATTTATTTAACTTTGCGGTTTCTACTTTTAAAGAAGCTCAAGGCCGTAAACTTTCATCAATCGAATGTCATGACCTCATGTGTAAGGTCGGTGAAATAGTAGTCGTAGGCGGCGTCCGTCGTAGTGCCATGATTTCATTGAGTAATTTGTCAGATGACCGTATGCGTCATGCTAAGAGCGGTAAGTGGTGGGATGAACCGGATCAAAACATCTACCGCTTTGGGTATCGTGGCATGGCTAACAACTCTGTCGCCTACTCTGAGAAGCCTGACAGTATGTCATTCATGCGTGAGTGGATGGCTCTGGTGGAGTCTGGTTCAGGTGAACGAGGCATCTTCAATCGACAGGCAGCAAAGGTGCAAGCTGGTCTTAATGGTCGCCGTAAATCAGATGCAGAGTTTGGCACAAACCCTTGTTCTGAAATAATTTTATTACCAAATCAGTTTTGCAACCTCAGTGAAGTAGTAATAAGGTCAACAGATACGCTGAAAGACTTAGAACGGAAGGTACGCCTAGCTACGATCTTGGGTACTATTCAGGCTACCTACACAAAATTCCCCTACCTACGGAAGATATGGGAGAAGAATACCGCAGAGGAGCGTCTACTGGGCGTCAGTCTTACAGGTATTATGGATAACCCTCTAATGACTACTGCTAATAGAGGACTTGATAAAACTTTGAGGCATTTAAAAGATGTTGCTATTAACACTAATGCTGAGTGGGCTGAACGCCTTGGCATCCCTGTTGCTGCTGCTATCACTTGCGTTAAACCTTCGGGTACAGTATCACAACTGGTTGATTCCGCCTCTGGTATTCATGCTCGTCACAGCCCCTATTATATTCGTACTGTTCGTGGTGATAACAAAGACCCACTAACACAGTTTATGAAAGATCAAGGCATTCCCAATGAGCCAGAAGCATTTAAGCCTGAACAGACTACTGTGTTTAGTTTTCCAATAAAATCTCCAGTAGGGGCGGTATGTACCCCAGACACCACTGCGATTGAACAGTTGGAGATGTGGTTGATGTATCAGCGACACTGGGCGGAACACAAACCTAGCGTGACTATAAATGTCCAAAAAAATGAGTGGTTTGATGTGGGGGCATTTGTCTATAAGAATTTTGATGAAATGAGTGGGGTTAGTTTTTTGCCATTTGATGATCATACTTACCAGCAACCCCCGTACCAAGATTGTTCTAAAGATGACTATGAAGCTCTCCTATCTGTTATGCCTGAAAAGATTAATTGGGCGGACTTATCGAACTACGAAAAGGAAGATACTACTGTCGCTATGCAGACTATGGCGTGTAGTGGAGACAGTTGCGAATTAGTAGATATATCTGCTTAAATCTTTTATTTTCCTATAAAAAAAGCCCCCAGATCACTTGACCTGAGAGCATAAAAACACTAAATTAATTCTCGAATAGGGCTAAAGATTGGTCGCCTTGTTCGTTGGTTGGAAACCCCTGCTTTGGTTGGCGGGGGTTTCTTTTTTTGCTTATCGTGCATTTCCATTTTCGTCATAGATTAGCGGGTTACCTTCACCAAAAACATCGTAAGCAGTTGGTGCATTTACAAGGTTCAAGTCCATCATTTGATCGTCTATGCTTACTGTTGGGTTTGTCTGATCTTGAGTATTACCTGTGACGGCACTGGGATAGGCAGTGCGCATAGTACTCATACTTTCTCCCACTTTATTGACCGCAGCGGACGATGCGGCAGACACTGAGCCGGAGATACCCAGTTCTTTTAACATCAACGAATACTCTTTTGCGGATTGGAACGCGGTCTTCCTTAGTTCCGGGTTTTTGGAGAACATACTGGCAAGCAGCTTAGGCTGTTTAAGAAGATTTTGCATTTCTACAGCCTGTTTACCTAAAGGAAACTGATCGATGTATTTCTTGAAGAATGCAGAACCAATGGCCGCTGCCTGTAGGCTGGCATTACCAGAGCCAAACAAGACACCAGCATTAGCACCCGCTAGTCGAGCAATGTTTTTCTGGATGTCTGGGGTCTCTGCAATAGCTCTATCAAATATCTTAGGATCTCGTATACTCTTCTCAATTACCAATCCTTCGCTGAGTAAGTTAACTATAGCTTCCATCTCACTAGCTTCTAGAATGCCGTTGCTCACCATGACATCTAATACGTTGACATCCCCTTGGCGTCCACTGACAGGCTTTAAAAGGTTTTCAGATATCTTGAGTATATCAGGGCTACCATCACTTTTGACAGCACCTCTAAATAACTCATCCATTGTAGCGTTTCGGAAATCTATTTTAGCGTCAGGAGTAATAGCTTCCTTAGCCAACTTACTAAAAGTTTCTATTGGGGTGTTTGTAGCGAGAGCCTGACCAATAGCCTCTGGCAGCTTTTCGTTGTTAGCAGCCAAGCTTAGGTCTTCCACAAGTCTATCGGCAGTTCTCTGTGCATCATGTATGGATAGTATATCATCCCGAAGGTTAGGGAACTCAGCAATCAGCTTCTGGTTATTTTCCATAAAGGTGGTTAAAGCTTCCGGCGTAATGACATTGTCTATGCCAGCAAGCTCTCTAACCTTACCTCGTAGAAACTCTTCCTGCGCTGCCGACATATCATCCCCTAGACTTATAGGAGTGTTGTCAGCCTCAGTGGTAAGGGCTTGCTGGTTAGGATCACCGCCTTCGTTTAGGACAAACTCTTCGTCAGGGGCTTCTGCATTATTACGATTATAAGTAGCTCCTTCAGGACGATTAAACATCTCATCCAATCTTGAGCCGTCTTGAGAACCTTCGGGAGGGAATATTACTGTGCCATCGTCGGTAGTAAATCCTTCTCCAGCTTGTCCTGTTGGATAAGAAGTATTCTCTGGGTAAATTACACCTTCATTAGTGGCTACATCTCTACCGCCTGTGGGACCACCCTCTGGGGCAGGTAAACTTCCAGCATCTGCATCAGCCGCATCGCGGGCGCGTATTGCATCTACACCGGGAGCTACTTCGTCTGGGAACTCAGAGGCCTCTCGTAAGTCTTGGAACTTGTTGTTGGCCTGATCTCCTCCGGCATTGAACCCTTCTTCAAGTAGTTCACTATCTCTAATACTTGTACCGCCTAGCTTCTCGGTTGATAGAGCATCTTTAGTAAAATACCTAGTAAACCTTTTGTTAAGCTGCACACTAAATCCACGGGCTAAGTCAACGGCATCCCCGGCAGCACCTTCCAGCTTATTAAGCTCATCGATACCTGCACCAGCAAGTTCATCGAATAGACCTGCTTGGAAGTAGTCATCTGAAGCACCAGCCTTCCTTGAGTTGGAAAGCATAATAGAACGGAACTTTAAAATTTCGGATACGGAAAGACCTTTACCAGATTTAATTTTCTGGCTCATTGCATTGATGGCCTCATCAATCTGACCACCACCAGCAATAGTCATACCATCCAAAAGCTTATCACTATAGATTTTATCAATGACTTCTGAGATGGCGTCACCAGATACTACCTGACCACCGTCTATGCGGCCCCATAGATAAGTCTCCATCTCACGCATATTGGTTTTTGCGTTAAACAAAGTCTTCTGTGCCAATACGGATGCAGCCGCTTTGTCTGAACCCATTACAGCCTTCATAGCCTCTGCTACATTACCAGTGGCATTAGCTAGGGTAGCATCAATCATAGAGGAGTAGGCCCGTGTCCTGAGTGCCTGTGCAGCGGCAGTGTTACCTGCCCGTGCCAGTAATTCAGATACCTCAAGAATACCTGAGATAGCTTCATTAGCCGTATTCATGGTTTCTTGTCTAAACTGGGGGCTTTGTCCCATCATCTCTTTTTGCATCGACTGCAATACAGGGTTGGTAGTTAAATTACCTACGGACATACGGCCTACTACTTCAGGAGTATTTTCCCCTAGAGCCAGCGCAGCTTCAATATCTGAGCGCATACGTTCAACTGTATACAACTCAGCCTCTGCCTTGAGAGAGTTTGCTAGTTCAGTATCTCCGTTTTTAGCAGCGACTTCCGCCTCTTTTAATAAAGAAGTTCTCCCCTGATCTGCGGCCTTTAGAATTTGTTCATATGCACCCATACGGGCGGCATCACTACTTAGACCCTTCATAACCTGATTACCTAAAGATTTTACTCCTTGGTAAGCCATAGAAGCGGGGCTGTATTTTGCGATAGTAGGGGCGTTACCGCCTACCAAAGCGCCCAATACTTCTGCACCAGCCATCACATAGGGATTGTCTCCAAAGTCCAGTACCTCGGCAGTGGCGGCTACACTAGCTGCACCTGTAGTGGCTGCGGCTTCCCCAGTTAAAAACGCCTTGGGATTATTACGAATGCCCTGCATCATAGGATTAGAAAGACCAATCCCTGACTTAGCGGCTTTTAAAGCAATTGCTGTTGGAGCTAGATTTTCCCCAACAACCCGTCCCGCAGTATAGTACCCCCGGTATTGATCTGGGACTTCTTCTCGGCTGACATATTTAGTCTCTGGAAGACCTACGGCTCTTTCCACTGGATTAACGACAGCTTCTATACCACTGCGTATTGACTCGGCTCCACCAAATGGTTTGGTGCTGGAGAACAAGTAGTCTTCTGGATTAGTACTTAATTCTGTACCTGCCGCATAGTTAATACCCTTACGCACGCCACCTTCAATGGCTTGTTGTGTAGAATTTATTATATCTACAGGTAAGCCTATCAAGTTAGTTAGACCTGTACCTGCACCCGCATAAGCGGCCTCTGCGCCACTGTTGATGTCAACCCTAATTTGCTTACCTGAAGTAATAAAATCTAATAGATCACTGGAATTTACTCCCGCTTCTATCGCAGCCTGTAGGTCTAATACATCTTCGTTTACGTTAAGTGTTCCGCCACCATCTTTTACTAGGATATCTAATATTTCCTGATCACTAGCTCCATCTGATCTAAACTTTTTAATCAGGCCCACATCTATTTCATTTGCCATTAGTCGGTTTCTCCAGATGTTTTATTTGGGGTTGATATAAAGGAGCTAGGCAGAGCAACTGGCTCAACTGAACCCTCAAAAGCCTCCAACACCGTAAGATATGTTTTCTCTAATTCCCTTAAAGAAGCTCTTGTAATTGTACTCTGAGAAATTTGAGCTTTTGCAACTGTGTTAGACTTTAGCGCCTTGTCGAGAAGTTTTAGACTTGTTTGAATACTACGAAGAGTTTCAACAGTCTTGTTTCTAGCTTCAATTGGACCCTCAAACACACGGGCGGGTTCAGGTAGAGTTGCAATAATTTGTTGCTTATTCCAGACACTATCTCGTAGACCTCCAGCGGTAGCGGCTGCTAGGTTGATAAGAGTATTCAGGCGAAGATTACTCATAAAGGTAATTGCTTTGTTTTGCTCGGCTCTAAATTCTGCCCCAAATATATCACCAGCTTTACCTGCAAGCTTATTAAGCGCACCACTCAGACCAAATGCTCCTTCTAGGCCCGTTAAGTCTTCTACTTGTATTTTAAAGGCCTCATTGTTCTGTACTTCAGCGGCGGTGAAAGTAATTTGCTCACCATTTACTGTCAGTGTTAAGCCGTCTTCTTTCCAGTTAGGGTTAAATTGGCTGTACACTGCATCAAGGCTGTCCAAATTGCTTTGTTGTTCCGTGGAATTTCCAGAGGAAACTTGCTCAGAAGTACCCTGACTGATGTCAATGACTATAGGCTGACCTGCAAAGTTGGTAGATACTTTAAGTACACCGTTTTCAATTTGCGCCGCAGTCTTACGATCAACGTCTAGATCGGCCATAATCTGGGCAATGCCATCTAGTTTAACTCCGCTCCATCCCTCTTGTTCCAACTGATTTTGTTGTTCTTGATCTAGTACTTTTATTTCTTGTCCGTCTTTATAATAAGTACGGGCAACGTATTTTTCTTCGTTGGTTTTAACTATGCTGAAGCCCATTGCTAAAGCGTTTGACATTTCTAAGGAATCTACAACTCGTATTTCTTTGTTACCGTTATAGAGGGTACGAGGTACAAAATCTTTTACCGTAGCTGGCTTAACCTCGCCAAAGCCTGCGTCAGTATACCTATCCATGTCGGCCTGTGTGAATACTTGCACCTGTTTACCATCATCTGAATACAAAGTCCGGCTGCTAAATTTAGGTGCGTTCGCAGGTTTAATTGCACTGAAGCCATCGTCTATTGCCGCATTCATTTCAGCTTGACTTTGTACTACTTGCTCAGTTCCGTCCGCTTCATTGTACAGAGTGCGCGGTTTAAACTCTACCGCTTTCGCAGGTTTTGCGGCTTGCCATCCAGAGGCAATAGCCTTGTCATATTCTCCCTCGGAGAATACTTTTAGTTCTGCACCATCTTTGTAAACAAATCTGCTTTCAAAATCTTGTTTAGCCGCAGGCTTGACAGCCGACCATCCGCCTGTACCAAGGGCTGCGTTAAGATCATCTTGATTATATACCTCCAGTTCTTCCCCATCTTTATACAAGGTTCGCGGTACAAAGTTAGGAGTGTTGGCAGGTTTTTGATTAGTCCAATCATCGTTTAAAAGTTTATCTAATTCTTCTTGAGTGAAAACTTCTATCGAAGCGCCGTCTTTATAGACAGTCCTTTTCTGGAATTTAGTTGGGTCTGATCCTTTTACTAAGCTAAAGCCATCAGCCAAATACGCGGCTTCTTCTTCAGCGGTACGGGCGATAACTTCACTTCCGTCCGGCTTATACAAGGTAGTAGGTTCGTATGTCTTTGCGTCAGTCAGAGAAGCAAGTCTACGTTCTAGCTCTGCCCTGCGTTCTGAAGTAATAGAGGGGTCACTAAGCTCAAAGCGGACTTCATCAAGCTGCATACTTAGTACGTCTTTTCCTCGGCTACCGCCAAATTCTATAGTGCCTGTACCTTTTTCCTGTTTAAGTATCTCCCGCGTCTGCTTATCCACATCGCTCTCAGGCAACATATCAAATGGAACTTCGCCGGGAGCTACTTCCATAGATGGCACAGTACCTTCACTGTAAGTGCTATACTGCTTCATATGAGCTTCTAAATCAGAGAAGTCGGTAAAGTTACCGCCCCTAATGACATTCATAATTGCAGATTTATTTTGGGGACTAGCGTCTTGCCCAGTACTCGTAAAATAGAAGTTTGCTAGTTGCTCACGTTCTCTTTCGCGCTTATCCTCGGCATCCTGTTTGGCTTTAGTAGCCCGTGCCGCAACCCTAGCTTCCTGACGCTTAACCCGCTCTTCCTGCCGCTTCTCTTCATCCTGCTTTTTTAGGCCGTAAGCTAATTCATCTACAAAACCCTGAAAAGGATTTGTCTTCTTTTTGTAGCCGCCTGAAGCTATACCTGCGCGTACTTTTGCAGCCTCTGTCTTAAAGCTCATCTTTAGGCTCCTCTTCTACCATAGCACCAAGCATAGCCGCCTGTTCATCTTGGGGCGCTGCTATTGTATCAGGTCGGGTCATTAGACCCTCTACAGGAGCCTCCGGGGACGCCTCAGTAGCTGCTTCGTCTGTCTGTGGGGTTGGTTCAGGTTTAGATGCATCCATAAGCCCTATAGAGGCTCTTAGCAGGGTAGGGGTAAGTACAACCCGGTCCTTATCCTCAATCCCCATCTCATACTTAATGCCTACGTCCTTAGCGGCTATCTCAATGTAACGGGCTAAAGGTCCAGCAATCAGGACGGCTAGGTCGATACCTATCTTACCCTTGCTGATGGCCTGTAGAAGAAGCGTGGAGACAACAGTAGTGATGTGGGCGTCTATACCCAACATTGCATATACTACTTCAATTTGTTCTGGCTCATCGATCTTATCAATCATGTAGCCTACAGCTTCATCGTAATCGACTAAGTCGGGTGGCCTATGCCAAGAGTAATTTCGGGTATCTGCCGTAAAATTTGCGCCGGGAATAGGAGCCTCAAACCTCATCTTCCATCTCCTCTTCCTTAGCCTTCGTGCTATCCGTAGGTTCTTCCAACAAATCTTCTTCTAATTCGTCAAAATACTCAGGGGTGAAGAACAAGCCTTCTTCACTTATCTGGCTTGTGTTCATGGGCATCTTGCCCTTCATAAACATTTTGATTGATTTCTTGATTGCTTCATCAAACGTCATTGTTAATCATCCCATAATTTACCCGAAGATATCCGTTGTGATCCTCGACTACGGCCTTCGGATGCGTCTTCTGCACTTCTTGCGCCAGTACTCCAAAGGGAGGGAATTGGTCGGCTCCAACTCGTTTGCCTTCAGCATTCCAATCCCAAGTATAAAAATTAATACCTTTTAAAGTGTCGTAATGCTGGATGTTTTCTTTCAGCCTAACGTCTGATGAAGGTAAAAAGTTCTTCAGCCAGCTTGCGCCAGTGCTGGTCCCCAAGAAAGCGCCACCTAATTGTAGTATGCTATCCATAAATCCGCCGCCGGAAGACTGTCCCGACTGCGCGGTCATCTGTGCGGTCAACAATCTAAGCTCACGCTCCATATCGTTGTCGGTAGTCTTCCAGATTAAATCTAGTAGGCTATCTGTGCTATCCCAAAGCCTATTCTGGGCTTCCTGTGTTATGTCGAGGGCTGCTTTTACATCTGTTGTATGGGCATCAACCATTATCTGATTATTGGCAGTCTCTACGGTCTGCCGCCACTTAGCATTACTTCTGTCAATTTCATTTTGAAAAGTTACATTAAACTTTTGGCGGTCATTTTTCATGTCCGAATTATACTGCGCAGCGTCATTAGTTTCGCCTGCATTAAACTTCTTTAAGGCATTCATCTCAGATGAGTTGTGACGCTGTGCAGATACTGCAAGTTCACCCCAAAACTTATTAGCGTCATTTTCATTATCCGCCGTAAACAACCGTTGTGCATTGATAGCGGCAGTATTATCGAACAGGGACTGAACATAGGCGGCTCGGTTTATTACCTCTGCCTGTTGATCGTTAGTTAAGTTTTGTAGGTCCATCTGCATAAAGTTTTTGGCGTTTTGTATTGCCGCCTGTGTCTTAACATCTACGTTGTTCATCTCTAAGTTGGATAAAACATTAGCCTTGTTAATTACGGCTTGCTGACGGTTGTCTAAATTCTTGATGGTCAGCGTTTGGAAAAAACTTGCGTCCTTCTCGGCCACACCTAGAGTAGCTTCCATAATTGCATTACTAAAAGCTGCCGTTGCCGCAGTACCTGATATACCATTGAAGGCTACAGATTTTGAGGCATCGCGGTGCATAGACTGCGCCCAAGCGGGTATAGTAGGGTTGCCGTTAGAGTCTTTGAACTCTTCCGATATAATCTTCATTTGACCTAAGACAGTAGCCTTAGAGTCGGTGTAATTACCTTCACCTAGCTTCTGGGCAAACAACTTACCTGATATTGTACTCGTATCAATCACAGAACTAATGTCTTGAGAGGCAAAATCATTTAGAGCTTCGCCTAGAACACTGCGTGTGCCGTCTGCATTTACACCAGTGGCCGCACCTTCGATGTCGGTAATCAGGTCATTGGCATCTACTAATGCATCATCACTTACCGTCCCGTTGACTGCGGTTACCATTTCTTTGTCAGTAAGCTCTATCATCTTGGCGTCATAAGTAGCTGTGTCTGGTTGCACTACGTCTGCTACCGTGGCTGCATCGCCCGTAGAAACGGCAGTGTACCCGTCATTTTCACCTAGACTGTATCTCGGATCATCAGGGTCAAGAAGTGTACCTTCCGCATCCGCATCGATGGTTGGCATAATATCTGCCAGTTTAAGACCCTTATCATTTAAAAACTTATTAGGGTCTTCAATGATAGCCTTCATGTCTTCTTGTGACTGTATAACTCCGGCTGCTTTAGCCATCTCTATTACTTCGTCGGAATTGATTTCTACATTACTAGGTGGTTCTGTGGCGGCGTTATCTTCGGCCTCTGCTAAAAGCGCATCGGCTTCGTCATCATTCCCTTGATCTCGGAGATCTTGGGCCATCGTTGCGTAGCGAGTAGTTGCTTGGTCATAATCGTCCATGCCGGGATAGTTACCATTTGCATCCTGTGATAATTTATCATAGACCTTACCGTCTATAACCTCAACTTCGTAGGGCATTCCAAGGAAGTTGTATGAATAAGACATCCCGCCTTCGCCAGCTTTGGTATATATTTGCCGACCACCGATTACACTGCCCTGTTTAATGTCGGCCTCTGGATCAAGGCCATTTGCCCAGCCCATGAGTTTACCAGCTACAGTAGCCACTGCCGTCACAGGTGACGTAAATCCTAGAATGGAAGCTATTGTGCTTGGGGCTGAACCCGTTGGTACAAAGTCGTTATTTTTATTACCTGAAATGTTACCGGAATTTGTATTGATGCTATTCATGGAACCCGTGTAAATGGATTTACCATCGTCATCACTACCAAACCCTCCAGAGGAGTTTGCCGCAACTACCTGACCTGCATTATCACCGCTGTCATACGTCAATGTACCGCTTACATATGAAGCGCCATCATTGGGGGTAAATACGTTTGCTACGCTTTCAGTGAAGCTGTTGCCACCGCCGAAGGTATCTTCCCAAATGCCCATTAGATTTTATCCTTTTCCTCGTTACATCTACGGATACGATCACGAAGGTAGATGTAGTTTTTGACAGCCTCATCGATTGCCGTAGCCTCGGCGGGAAGACTTTCTAATTCGTCAGCTAATTGGTTGTTGAACCGCTCATCGTACTGCGCAATTTGGGGGCAGTATATTTCAAGCTGGGTTCTATAAACCGTTTTTGCGCAGCCTGTCAGTAATAGACTTGCGGTCAGTAAGAGTATCGCTCTCATTGTCTGCCATCGCCTTATAAAAATCAGACGCCTTTTTCTGCGCCTGTAGTTCATCAGTCAGAACTTTGTTCTTTTCTTTTGCCCGTCCTTTGATCTGCCCGAAGACGTAGATAATGGGCAGGGCCAATGCTAAAGTGGCAATGATGTACATCTTAATTTTACCAAAGATGAACACTAGTGGACGCCTTCTTTATTATCTTTGAAACGAGCGTATGCAGCCAAAGCGATACCGCCGATTGCACACACCAAGAAGATTGTTTTTAACATAGGGGCGTAAGCTACCAGACCTTGAATTTGACCTGCTACCTCGTTCATTGCAGTAGCCGCACCAGCGATCCCGGCCCCCGCCATTGTCTTGGACTTAGCAAGGGATTTAGGAGCCTCTGCGGTAGGTTTCTGTGGCATCTGCGGCCCACCTTCATCG